CGTACCAGCGTGGCAGCGATCGAGGGCATTTACGGACGATGGCTTCGCGGCGAGCTCGGCACCGACGTCAACCTCGTTGCACGTCTAGTGCGTGACGCCGTAGGGCTCGATGCCGTGTCGGGTGGGGCGCTTGCATCGTTCTGGGCGAAGCTGATCGAGCAAGATACGCCTCGAGCACGGATCACTAAGCAGGGAGGCCGCCAGGCGCTAGCGTTCCGTAGGCGTCGTGCTGCGGTGCTTGCAGAGGCCGAGGCGCTAGCCGCTGCTGCAGCCGGGCAGACGATGGCTTGGCGGCAGGCAGTACAGGACCCTGCGATCGCTTCGGCCACGAAGATGTGGATCGACTCTGACGACGACGACGTGTGCGAGATATGCCTGTCGCTCGACGGCCAGCAGATCCCCGTCACTGACGAGTTCATAGACCTCAACGGCGCGATGTATGAAACCGTCCCAGCTCACAACCGCTGCCGTTGCGGCACGGTATACCTCACTACTTCAGCAAGGTAACAGAGTGACGTCAGGAGACTATCATGCCAAAGACTAGCAGCCACCCGATCAACACACGGCCAGCGTTCTTGACGAAGTCGTGCAGCGTCCCGGCCGAGATCAAGGCCGACGTCGACAAGCGCACCATCGTCGGGTACGCCTCGACCTGGGACCGCGACCTCGTGGGCGACATGATCGAGCGTGGCGCATTTACACGTACGATCGAGCAGCGGTTCGCCAAGGGACTGATCAAAACGTTCCTAAATCACTCCGAGCCGATCGGCGTCCCGACTCGCATGGAGCAGGACGAGAAGGGCCTGCATACCGAGTCACGCATCATCCGTACACGAAAGGGCGACGAGGCTCTCGAGATGGCACGTGAAGGCGTGACGGCCCACATGTCGATCGGGTTCGATATCATCAAGGGATACGAAACCGAAGACGATGAGTCCGGCGAGCAGACACGTCACCTGACAGAGATCAAGCTCTGGGAGTTCGGCCCGGTCATCTGGCCGGCGAACGAAGAGGCCGACATCCTCGCCGTCAAGGCGTACCGCGACGAACTCACCAACCTCGCGCAGCGCCTGCCAGACCTCGCCGCGGCGCTGGTGAAGCGGCTCAAGCGGGACGACTGGTCGATAACCGAACTTGGAGAAGTCGACGCGATAGGGTATGTTCTCAAGCAGGTAGGGATCGATATCCTTACCGCCACACGGGACTCGGCGGACACCGCTCCGGCCACTCCTGACGTGATCATCGACCCGGAGGTACTCAGAGACTTCCACTCGCAGATCACAGCGCTAAAAGCGCGAGCGCTACGGCTATAACGGCCGCGGCGAAACGTCAAGAGGAAGCGAGTCATGGAACCGAACGAGCTACTGAAGCAGGCCGTCGAGGACCTCGCAGGGGTCCGGACTGACCTGTTCGCGCAGATCGAGAAGCAGAACGAAGAGATCAAGCAACTGAAAGAGACGAAGCCGGAGACGGCCTCGGCCATCGAGAAGTTCGAGGGCTTGATTCGAGAGATCGAAGAGAAGCTCACCGAAGAGGCGAAGTCCGCAACCGATCGGATGGATTCGATCGAGGCCGACGCCAAGCGATTCGCTCCTAGCGGCGGCGAAGAGGCGAAGGCTCTCGGCACGCAGTTCACCGAGTCCACCGCGTACAAGACATGGTCAGAGCTCGGCACCGGCCTGAGTGCCGCGTTCCAGTTCAAGTCCTTCTTCCCGAAGGTCCCAGGATCGCAGCGCAAGGCGACGCTGACCACCGTGGCAACGAGTCCGCAGGATTTCCGAGTCCCTGGATTCTCAGGTCCTCCGCTGCCGCGCTTGGTGATGCGGGATCTGATGCCGGTCAATCCGACCACGGCGAATGCAATCTCGTTCATGCGGGAGACGTCGTTCGACGCGGACGGTCTGGCGGTGCTCAACTACGGCCCGGCCGCACCGGTTGCCGAAGGCGCTGCGAAGCCAGAGGGCGACCTGCGGATGACCGAGGTTATCCAGCCTCTCGAGGTCATCGCTCACAACCTGCCGATCAGCCGTCAGGCGCTCGCAGATACAGGCCAGCTCGAGGCGTATCTGAACCAGCGCTTGGTCACCGGCGTCGCTTGGCAGGAAGAGCGCCAGATCCTCCTCGGCACCGGCACCACGCCGCAGATCCAAGGCTTGCTCACTGACGCAGGCCGGCAGATCTACGACAAGGCCACTCCTGGGCTTGGTGAGACGACCGACACCCTGCTCGACGCTATTCGCCGCGCTACCACGCTGGCGCATGTCGAAGAGTACACGCCGGACGGTGTGGCGATACACCAGACCAACTTCGAGGAGCTCGAGCTCTTGAAGGGGTCGAACCTCCACTACATCTACTTGCAGGTGCCGAGTTCCGGAAGCGGTGCGCCTCGTCAGTTCTTCACGATGCCCCTGGTCGTGACCAACGCGATGCCGGTCAACACCGCCCTCGTGGGTGCGTTCTCGCAGGGCACCGCGCTGTGGGATCGTGAAGAGGCGAACGTTCGGATGAGTGACTCGCACGGGACCAACTTCACGAGCAACATCGTTGTGATGCTGGCCGAGGAGCGGGTGTGTCAGACGATCTACCGGCCCGACGCCTTCGTCGAGGTTCAGAACATCGATCAGCCCTCTACCTAGGGCCGTAACCGGGAGGGGTGGGGATGGTAGTTCATCCCCGCCCCGTACCCAACCGGAGCACAACATGAACACCTACAGAGAGCACACGGTCAAAGTCAAAGTCTTGTCGGCGTTCATGAACGGAAACCGGCTGGCTGAGCGCGGCACGATCGTCAGTGTGTCGCCTGAGACAGCACGAAAGATTCCACATCTGTGCGTTCCAGTCGCTGCCGCCGCGTCAGTTGTCGGCCCGGAGCAGACGAAAGAGGAGCCGGTCTACAGCGACGACCTCCCGAAGTGGACGTCACGCACGCCGCCAGCCATCTACATCAAGCGCCACCCACACGGCCCTAAGGCTGAGCTAGCGCGTCAACTGATCGAAGCCGGGTACCTCCACATCTGATGCCGTACATCGTTCTTGACGCCACGACGGTACGCGAATGGATCGGTGAGGGCTCGAGCACCGAGCACGATGCGATCCTCATGGCGCTCGAGAACCGTCTTGTTTCCTACCTGGATCGAGTCACGGATCATTGGTTCGGTGGCTCAAAGAGCTTCACAGACGTCATCAACGGAGACGGTACGGACAAGGCGTGGCTGAAGCAGCGGCCGCTAACGGTTGAGACGATCGAGTATCGATCCGCGGGTGGACTGTGGCAGACGATGATCACCGGAGCGCCGATACCGACCACTGATGTTGAGGTCGCCAACAACCGGCAACTGATCCTCTTGCAGAACAGCTCTCCGTCAACATTCGCGGCCGGCACGCAGAACATCAAGGTTACGTACACAGGCGGCTACGCCGACCCGACCACTGACGTACCAGAAGAGGTCAAGCAGGCGCTGCTCGAGTCCGTAGAGGATAGCTTCCGGACTCGGTTGACCACCACGCCGGGCTTCGTCGTGCCGGATGGGGCTTCACCGCTGCGACCGTCCACAAAGATATTCCGCTCGGTGATCGCACGGTACAAGGGAATCGCGGGGTTCTGATGGCTGACGCCTTCTTTACCATCACGCTTGTACCCGGCAAGACGAAGCGGTTTATCGGCATCCGCAAGCGAATGCTCGAGGGGCTCGCCAAGGGCGCAGGCGTTGCTGTCATGGATCAGATGCAACTGCGCAGCAATGGGTCTATCGACGTCCAGTTCCGTACCGAGACGACGATCAGTGGGACCGGGAACATTACCTGGCCGAAGACGAAGCCGTTCGGCAACAAGCCGGCACCGGCTAAGACACTTCAACGCACCGGCGCTCTGTATCGTGCGTGGACTGGCAAGAGCAACAACACGATCAGACGGAAGTCAAAGGGAAAGGTCGAGGTTGGAGCAGGCGGCAACGTCGCACTCCGAGCTCGCATCTTCCAGTCTGGCCGGCGTGGTGGTGGCGGGCCGGTAAAGCAGAAGGTCACAGCCAAACAGCAGGCGTTCCTATCTGGCCGCTTCGGTGTGTGGTTCCCGATCGGCTATGAGATCGTGAACCCGATGCGCCCGGTAGCCGTCAACAAGCGCATGGTTAACGACTCCGCCCAGGCCGCCATGAAGTACTTCGTTGGCGAGCGTACAGGCCAGGGCGGCACGCCGTGAATTGGTCGCAGTACTTCACGAGCGCCGGGCCGACTGCGGCGGCCTTCGCCACCGACGGGAACGTCGCCGCGGCCGATCTCGTGATGGGTCGGATCTATGAGGCGTTGCTTACCGACACGACGCTAACCGAGTCGATATTCGGCTCGGCCGCATCTCCCGGCGTGCGGATCGAGAGGCTACAGACACGAGCTCCATTCGACTTTCGCCAGTTCCCGCGGCTCCAGATCTACGCCTCGACCGGCGTGGTAGAGCAGTC